CCGTGCAAGTGTTGACTGGAGGCGTGTGCTTCAGGACCTGCTAACCCGCAAGGTTAAGCAGGACTATGTGTACACTCGGCCCAGTAGGCGAGCTGCCAAGGGTGTGATACTACCTATCCTTGGTGGGAAGGCATGTCCTAAGGTGGCAGTGCTGGTTGACACATCAGGGTCAATCAATAACCAAACCCTTGGTGACTTCATGGCAGAGATCCGTGCGTTTCGTGACACTGCCAAGTGTGATGTTGTGCTAATCATGCACAATGTAGATGCATACGAGGTGGTCGAGGTAGCACCTGACGATGAGCTCGTTATGCCTAAGCCACAGGGTGGTGGCACTAGCCATGTAGATGCAATACAGAAAGCTCTGGTTGCAGAAGCTGAGGTGATCGTATCACTTACGGATTGCTTTAGCTGCTACCCCAATGATCCCGGTGTAGATGTAATCTGGGTGCGCCACTGCCAAGGCTATCATGTTGGCAAGCCACCTGAGTATGGTGTGGTAGTAGATATAGTGCAATGATATTACAGCGATGACTTGGCCCTTGCGTTGAGGGCCGAGTCAAGCTGGTGTTTACTCTGCCCAGAGTAAAAGGAGTTACAATGAAGACTGTTAATATACTAGGCGTTCAATGGAAACTGTTTGGCATGGCTGATCACCGTAGGATTGCTATGAAGCATGACAAAGAAAAGATCAATGGCTGCGACAAGCAGTTCATATACTATGGCAACAACCAATACATTACTGCAAGGACAAACCTGTGGAGATATGCTATGCACCACATAGCACAGGTGGTAACTGACGGTACAGGTGCAATCGTTCATATGGTTGGGCCAAGGCTTAAGTTAATGGATGAACTCAGCGCATTGTACAAGCGTAACATCTGCAGAGATACTGCATCATACAGAAAGATAGTTCATCACATTAAGTTTGCCCTCGCTACATTCAGGGAAGAGGCAGGGTATCACAAGAAAGATATGAAGATCATGCTATCAAGCATGCGCCGTGACGCTCCACATCTATCAGCAGATCCAGTCGAGAAGACATTCCACACACTACGATCATATGTGATCAACTATGTCTTAGGTTACTACCCGGCATGGCCCTTTGTGTGCGATGTCCAATCAGCTAGTGACAGCTGGTCTTGCAGTAGGTGGCATGGTGCTTGCTTAGATGGGTACTATCGTGTGGTTGGCGAGAAGCCTAGTGTGTTCGATGACAACACTAAGGCTATGCAAGAAGTGTTTGTAAGACTTAAGAGAACCACATCGAAGGTGACAAGCGGTGACTACGGAATGCAAATGTTTTCCAAGAACGCCAGAGATATTCTAGATAAGCATGTTCCTGAAGAGTTAGTAGCCAAGGCGTACCGCATGATGGATAGCTACATGGCACACATCATGGGGAGGGTTATGATGGGCTGCATCAGAGAGTCAAGGCGCAAGGACATAAGCGATGAGACCATGATCAACTGCGAGCTAGGGTTTAGCAAAGGTGAACCCAACTTTGTAGACAGATTCAAATCTAAGTGGACAACACACTATAACTCAGAAGGCGATTACCCACACATCGATAACCACGAAGGAGCAATAGAGATAGCCCACCGCAACAACGAGTGGAACAAATGGTATCGCAAGGACAGATGGGTACTAGCATCACCTGCTAACTTACCGCAAGTGACACGCACCATGAGTGCGTCACGCACTGAGTACAACACGATATCACCTTTAGACACGAGAACTAATTCTCAAGTCAACGGCATGAGTGCTGGCTATTACTGGTTCAAAGGCATTGATGCTGGTGTCAAGTACGAAAAGCTGATGGCACAGATCTACTCTAAGAAGGAAGCCACTCTTACGATGGAGGGGACTGGTACAGCAGCGTACTTTGACGCAAGAAACTCCCACAGATGGATGACAACTGGACTAGACGGCGGTCTGCTGTGTAATGATCTAGAGCGCATTGATAGTATCAGGCAATACATGGGTATACCAGCGTATGAGGACAGATCAAGTTACTCAGAGTTCAAGGACCTTTATATTCGCAACGACAAGATATCACCTAAGTTCTTTGAGCGTGTGTTCAGCACTGGTCTTTCGTGGAGTGGTGGCATTACTACTCATGTGTACTCTAAGCCCAGAGAGATAGGCCACGACATGATCGTGTATGAAGGGGTAAGATCTGATCACGGTGGCGAGATGAAACGGTTAGGTTCTACTAGCTTCCAGAAATATGTTGACGAGCACCAGTGTATTAATCCACGGCAATACCAACGACTGTTCGTCAAGCATAGACCAACAGGCATCACGACTGCCATCAACTGCGACACGCTTAAGCTGGTACAGAAATACAAAGTCAAGCATGGCAATGACGATTGGCGTGAGTCTTTTACCAACCTGCCTAACTACGATGATGTATGCAAGCATGAGGTAAGCGATAAGTTTATCAGTGCTTTCCTACAATACATATCTGCATTAGAATCTATTGACAGCATGCGTATCTTTAGCGACAAGGGTCGCAAGCTTCACGATCTTATGCAAGAAGACAGCGAGATAGGTAACTGCTCACTATATCGCAGGAGATTTGCACATCTAAGCAAGGAGGACTACGACCCATCAATAGCAACAGCAGCTAGGGCAGCAGTTAAGAAGTTCTATGTTGATTCAGATGGTGCAATAGCCACAGCCCACGACTGCCGTATACTAGCTGGTCACATCATAGCACCCACTGCTATGAACTACACAATCAACAACTGCAATTCGTTCTCTTTGCCATGCGAAAATAATATGTACCTATCACGCAATGGACTTACGATGAATGTCAAGCTTGACAGTTCTATCAATTGCCGTACTGATAGGATGATAGTTGCTGACAACTACGGGTCAGCTGTTACTGAGCATCCAATCCCACATCTTAGAAGTGGTTTCCCAGACTTAGATATCAGAGAAGACTTGCGTCTAGTGGGCATAGCACTAGCATCTGATATCAATTTCCCCACGATCATAAGGAGCAAAAGTATTTTCAATAAATAATATTATTGGTGTAGACAGATGGAAAGTATTCGATTACAACTTCGACTTCTAAACGAAAGGATTCAACATGTCTAGTAGAACAGAACACGGTTACAAAATTGTAACTAAGAAGGGTAGTAAAGATAGGCTGATGGCAGAGCTTGTGCTCTGCGAATTAGCTGGCACAATGGATGGGCAAAGCGTAGTGGTATGCGTAGGTCAGGTAGACAAGCAGCAGACAGCTGGCAAACCACTGGTAACATTTCCCCACGCTGAAACGACAGAAGAGAAGCAAGCACAGTGGGTGCTAGCTAGTGCCATAACAGAATGGCTTAACCTCTTACTGTCGGACACACTTAGAACCATGGCTAAAGGTAAGCAGATCCCTGAAGGGTTCGGCGAGAAATATATTATTGTAAGAAAGATGAGGGATGACGAATGCGATTTGAAATAAGTCCACCAACACTGACGCTTAACTCATGGAAGAAGTTATGCATTGGGCCATTTAAAGAGATGGCATTTAAACCTATAGGTAAATCAAGAAGTACCTTTACTCAGGTTATTAAAGTAGACAATCCAAAGAAGACAGAGATAGATTTTACTAGCCACTACACAGATGACGGTGAGCATAACATCCACTATCTTATATCGCTTGACAAGTCATGCTTTGATGACAAGAAGACTGGCGAGAACAAAGCTTTAGAAGCGTTGCATACAGCTTGGAAAACCAAGAATAAAGTACACAACGGGAACATCAGGTTAGATGGAGCGACAGGTGTCATTGGTTCAATCGCATTGAAGATGTCTAAACTCTTCGATCCAATGATTGATTACACACTGATAGATACTTTGACATCAATGCGAAAGCACTACACAGCTGGCGTGTATGGTGAGTCAATCATCATTGGTTATAGTGAGGCAAATATAGAGTTCATACTAGAACAAAATATGATAAACTTATTCTCTTGAAAGGAGATGCTATGGCGACAGTATACGGGTATGTTCGAGGCAGTACAAGCAAGCAAGAGTTGACGCTTGTTGCACAAACAGAATGCCTCCAAAGATTTTACGACTACAAATTTAAAGCCACCCATGATTTTGTAATCATCGAAGATGCAGCCACCTCTGCCACCAAAGGCTTTGAGAAGCGAGCAGGTGGTGCAAAGATATTAAGGCAAGCCAAGATGGGTGATGCAGTCATCGTCACTAAGCTTGACCGTGCATTCAGAAGTATGCGTGACATGGCGCAGACTATGGAGGTACTGAAAGAGAAGGGCGTTGCTGTCCACCTACTAGATATCAATGTCTCCACTGATTCAGATGTGGGTAAGCTGATGGCTGGAATCCTAGCGTCAGTTGCAGACTTCGAGCGCAGTAGAATTGTAACCCGCACAAGAGAAGTGCAAGGTGCAAGGCGTAAGTATGTAGAAGAGTTCTTTGTTGGTGCTACGCCATTTAATACCAGCATGCCAATCGGGTATCGCAACACACCCTACTGTTGGAGATGGAGTAGCGAACACAAGAGAGGGTTCGAGATGCCAGAGGAGAAAGCTATTGGCGAGATGCTAGTTAAGATGTACCTGAGGGTGCTAGCGCAGGTCAAGGCTTCAGGCTATGAACGACAGATGATAGCCAAGCCTAACAAAAGAAAAGAAAAGGTTAGCATTCATAAGCGGTTGCGCCAAGCACTGATGTCAAGGATGGTAGCCAAGTCTAAGAAGCTTAAGCGCATAGAGGAGATGGTTGGTACGCATGACCCAGTGGTTGTATCCACATGCAGGGTGAACGCTATCAACGAGATCTCTTCAAGGATTAGCCAGAAGATTGGCTACTCCAGAGACATCAGGGTTGGGCCAAGCAATGATGATGTAGCTCAGGGTATTGTTGACAACCACCAGTACACTAAGCGCACTCATGTAACCTATCGCCTGATACTTGATGAGCTTGAGCGTAACAACATTAAGATACCGGAAACTGTAGCTAACCAACGGTGCTGGACCTATGGCAGAAGGTTACTCAAGCAAGGCAAGTTAGGTTGGACGCTTAAGCTTATTGCTTTGTATGTAAGGAACGAACTTAAATCTATTGGAGGTAGCAATGCGAAGATCACCTAAGAAGGATCGAGTACCTGAAGAGAAAGAGGTACTGTTCTGTAAAGTTATGGGTGTATACAGTAGGACAGGATACACCAAAGCTCAGGTCAAACAGGCTAAGGATCTAGCAAGGATAATGCTGTACCCCAAACAGTCAAACGCATTCATTGTAGCACTTGATTATGGAGGGCACACGCTATGCACAGCAGCTGCCTTAGCTGTGTTAGTTTATCCGGGCAAGGATAATACGGAAGAGGTTAGGATTGTAAGGTCAGCTGACATTAACGAGGAATACTTTGATGATTAAAAAAGATATGTTCACAGAAGTGATTGACACTATAAGGGAGAGGGGCAAACACTACGGTACTCCCGATGATAACTACAAAAGGACAGCAGAACTATGGAGCTTAATCTTAAAGAAGAATGTAACACCAAAAGATGTGCTTCTTTGCATGGTTGCAACAAAGCTATGCCGGGAGATCTCAAGTCACAAGAGGGACAATGTAATAGACATGGCAGGATACCTGAAACTTTACCTAGACATGGAGGACTCATGCAAAAGACCTACGAAACAAAAAAAAATAAAGATAATGAGAAAGAAATAGCTGCAGCTATCGAACAATATATGGGCTGCGAAATGATAAGCGCACCCATGAAGTGGGAGATAGACTACATAGCCAAGCGTGGTAACAAGATCGTAGCTTGGGTTGAGATCAAGCAAAGGAACTACACCATGGGAGAAATCAATCTGTTTGGTGGATACATGCTGTCACTTAAGAAGTGGATGATGGCTAAGAACTTATATGACTTAACAGGAATAAAGTTTGCTCTTGCTATCAGTGCTTTAGATGGGGTGTATGTAGCAAGCTTCGATTGTTTCTACAACCAGAACATAATACTAGGAGGGAGGACAGACAGGAACGACTCAGAAGATATTGAACCGTGCGTTTTAATTCCAACCAATAAGTTTTATAAAGTCGGCGAAAGGATTAGTCATGGACATGGACAGAACAGAATGGCTGAAGGCTAGGAAGAAGGGGGTAGGTGCTAGTGACATCAGTTCATTAGCTGGCGTTAACCCTTGGAAGTCTGCCTTCGATGTGTACCTAGACAAGACATCAGAAGAGATCAATGAGTTCAGTAATCAGTTCACCCACTGGGGAAACATACTTGAACCTATAGTAGCAGATGAGTTTGGTAGAGTAATGAAGGCGCAGATCAAAGCACCACCACTACCTATCATGTCACTGGCTGATCACCCTCACATCATGGCATCTCTTGATAGGATTGCTATCATGCCTGACGGTGAGGAGGTAGTAGTAGAAGTTAAGACTACTGGATCTCGCAACGCTATCAAGTGGGGCGAAGAGATGACTGACCAGATACCTATTCAGTATCTAGTGCAGGTCCACTATCAGATGGGTATAAGCGGACACAAGACCGCCTATGTACCAGTGCTGATTGACACATCAGACTTTAGAATCTATAGAGTAGATAGAGATGAAGATGTGATCAAGCATCTGCAAGACATAGCCCACGAGTTCTGGGCTAGGGTAACCAATAGAAACCCACCGTCACCTGACACTAGCACTAAATCAGGGCGAGAGTTTGTAAAGAAATTTAAATCGATCACAGGCAAGAGCGTTGACTTGCCAATGGAAAGCATTACCCTACTGCATACTTACCTTGACGAAAAGAAAAAGGAAGATGAAGCAGCAAGATTAAAAGACAAGGCGCAAGCTGATCTGATCTTGATGATGGGAGATGCAGAAGTAGGAAGGTTCCCAAGCGGAGGCGTAATAGAAAGGAAAGTTATAGAGCGCAAGGAGTCTGTTGTTAAAGCAAGTAGCTATTACAAAACCAGTTTTAAACTTAGCGAGAAAGAAGAATACTAATGAGTACGGAATTGACAACCGCCACTAACAAGGCGACACAGCTTAGGACTTTTCTGTCCGAGCCCAGAGTTAAAGAACAGATTGGCATGGCATGTTCAGCGAACATTAAACCAGAGAAGCTAATCAGAACAGCGATGACCTTAGTGCAGACTACACCAGCACTGCTGGAATGTACGCAAGCTAGCATCTTAGCTGGCATCGTAAAGGCAGCAGAGCTTGGCATAGAATTGACCGGAGCATTGGGTCAGGCATACCTGATACCATACCGTAGCAAGGCTGGCACTACTGCTAACTTTCAGATTGGCTATCGTGGATTGATCGAGCTGGCGTATAGGTCTGATCGTGTGCTACGGTTTGATGCACGGGTAGTCTACAGTAAGGACCACTTCAGCATCAGCTACTCTGACAACCCATGCTTTAATCATCAGCCATCATTAGGTGGAGATCCCGGCGATATCATTGGCTTCTATTCATCAGTGTTCTTTAAGAACAACGCCACTGATATAGAGTACATGAGTCTCAATCAGATCCTTGAGCATCGTGATAAATACTCTAAGGCTGGTGGAGATTCCCCGTGGAATACGGCGTTTACCGAGATGGCTAAGAAGACTGTCATTAGAAAGCTGGCTAAGAGATTGCCACTTTGTACTGACCTGCATTCAGCTATCGATGAAGACGAAAGACCGTTCCATAATGTAGGCTTCTCAATGGCTCCGAATGTTGATTTTCCTGTTGAAAATAAAGCCAGTAAACAGGATGATACAGCAAGGAGATCTAAGACAAGTCTCCTAAAGGATCAACTTAATAAGGCTGTTGGATCTCAGGACTTATTAGAGGACACTCCAGAATCTGGAGAACCTAGATAGGCTAAACAAAAACAGGGGTTACATAACAGTGACCCCTGATTTTTTAAGGAGTGACAATGCCAGACGAACTTCTGTACTACAACAAAGACAACAAGAAGATAGACAAGGAAGAGTGGAGCAATCTTATAAGGGATGCAAGCTACACCAACGAAGACAACTACACTAAGCATGACCTAGAGCTTAAGCTTAGTTGGGTTGGGGTAAGCTGGATAAAAGAAACACAACCTAAGACTTGGTGTCTTACCTTAGAAACACTGGATGAACTTGGCTACATACAAGCAGTGAGGAACTTTGTGCATGGGTACGAAAAGGCCACTGAAGAGTTTGATCGTGTTAAGGGGATGATGGAAGACGGCAGCATATTCAAACTTAACAAGAATAAAACCTTAAAAAGAAAACCTAATGAGAAGAAATAAATACGGCAACAAAATCGTGATTGTGGATGGGATAAAATTTCACTCACAGAAGGAGGGTAAAAGGTATGCAGAACTTTTACTTCTACTAAGAGAGGGGGTGATCTCAGATCTAGCAACACAAGTTTCATATCAGGTTGAGGTTAATGGTAAGAAGATATGTAAGTATGTTGCTGACTTCGTGTACCGTGACCTAGAAAATCACGGTACAGTTGTCGAAGATGTTAAAGGATATAGGACAGACATCTATAAGCTTAAGAAGAAATTGGTTGAAGCTATCTACAACTTTACTATCACTGAAATATAGGCTGCTGTCTAGGGTGTGCCTTCTTGTACAGCAACGCATTCAATTCCATGTTCCTCTGTAGCCTAAGTAATTCAATTTGTTCTGGCGTAAGTTCTTGAATCTTATCTGGTCTAGCATACACCTTTTCAAATGTGCCTATACCACTAGTGCCAGTCAGCCTTTCTTTAATTAACTCTTTAGCTCTTAGGTTAGCCCACTTCTCTGTGTCCACATCTGTAAACCTACCACCCAAGGTAAGATTAAGGGCTTTAGTAAGAGGATCTTTTCGCTCATCAGCTAAAGTTTTTCCCATGCCAATTAGCCTAGAGAAAGGACTATTCATTAACGCTTGGTCAAGAAGCCTGTTGCCTGTTGGACTATACAAGTCATCAAGATTTCTATGACCAAAGAACTGCCTCTCTGTTCCCATCTCCAATGGCATTTTAAATACTGGGTTTAAAGACCCAAGCAAAGATTCAAAACCTCGGAATGGTTTGCGCCCAAACGGATCACTAAGATATGCAGAGACAGCATCAACTGGAAGATCAAGCCCAGTAAAGAATGTGCGTGTACCCTCAGGTTTAACGCCACCTAAAGCTTGGCTTAGTTCTGTTGTGTCATAAAGCATACCGCTACCTAAATGCGTAGGCAGTAGTGCTGTGTTCTCATCACCAGACCTCATCCTTCCAGCTGTCTTAGCGTACTGTGCAGTAAGACCACCGGGATGCTCTAAGATATCTTTTGCTACAAACGGAGCCATCTTCTTGGTGAATGTATAGAAAGGTATAGCTCTCTTCATTACATTCTTTTCAAAGCTAGTCAAAGCGGAGTAGTCAACATGGCTTTCTGCTACCAAGTTAGCTGCCTGTTGTGGGCTATATCCCTGTTTTAAAAATCCAAGGAAAGCTCCACCTCTATTAGCACCTTCAATCTTTTGATTAACATCTCTACCCCAAGTAAATGGCGCAAAGTTATCTATGTTCTTTTGTATTTGCCCGTCAACAATTTTTGCTGGTATAAGATTCTGAAAGTTTGTTTCTAACTTTCCTTTTTCAGCTAACCTAATTCTTGTTCCATCAGGAAGAATCGTGTCGGCAAGCTGTTTGTCTGGCCCACGCTTAACTAAATCCCAGAAACCACCAGTCAAACTTGCAGCAGATCTTGTTGGTACTTCACCCGGAACTTGTTGTGCCACCTTAGCTGCAAGACCAGCTGGATCTACAACCATCTCTCCAATTTTGCTAGGAGAAATAACCCCATACTCATATAGCATCTCGTTAAATCTTCTGGTTGCTTGCTCATCTGTAAGAGGAGCCAAGCCTTTATTTATTCTTTGCTCATTAATCTGTTTAAACAAAGGAAGGTCGCTAGATATATTGTTAATTACCTTACCAGATGCAGCCTTGTCTGCTTGATACGCATTAGATATTACTTCCCATGGCCTTGTACCTGAACTGCCAGATGCCACATTGGTAGTCTGACCTGAGATAAGGTTACGACCATGGAAACCGGGAGCTATAACAGTCAAGCCACCCTTTAATATTTCTGAGTAATCATCAAACATTTTAAGGACAGGATGAAGCGGAGCTGCAGGAGTAAAGCTAAGTACATCTTGAGTTATGTTTTTAATTGATGCTTCTGGAACTCTAAGCTGTTTAAATACTTGCCTGAACGCCAGCTCATTTTCTTTTCTTGCTATTTGCTCACCATAGTTATTAATGTTTGCCATTAAATCTGCTGGCTCAATTTTTAAATCAGCAGCGAGCTCATCAATAACATATTGCCTTCTGTTAGTTTGCAAATCAACAGTTGCTTCTTCTATTTTTTGCAAAGTAGGCTGATCTAATGGGTTTGTTTTAACATCAGCAAACCTATTAGTATCTAAGTAACTGTCAGCATAGTTTTTAATTGCTCTGTCTGGATCTAATCTTGTATTCCTAAGAGCTGTTTCAAATGTCACGGTATTGTGGGGGTCAACCGTATTCATCCCAGTTTTAAGAACATTATTAAAGACAGCCTTAGCTTTAGTTGCCCCAGTGAATGACGAAGATATTCTTTTATCTAGCGAGTCAAGAATGTGCTCATAGAAAGGAGCACCAACAGGAGCGTCACCAACTTTGCCAGTAAACAAATTGTTATTTGGAATAACTGTACCAGCTGGAAGATGTGCAGGACTTTGCTTTGCCATAGTCTCAGCAATATCCCTTGCGTTTCTAGCTGCAAGGATCTGACTCTTAGTTACATCGTCAACGATTGGCAGGTTAGCAATAAACGATGGGTCTTTGCCTTGAAGTTTAAGTTCGTTTCGGATTCTAAAAGCATTGTCAATTAATGGGTTCTCAATTATTTTACCTGATGGTGTTTGCACCATGCCGTTTAAGCTGTAACCTTTTGAGTAACTCTTTGCCGTGTTGTAAGTAGTTTGATCTAACAGTGCTGCCTTAAGGTGATCGTCACTTATTCCAAACTTGCGAAGCCATTCATCTGGGTGTATGCCAAGCTTTGCTGCTTCTTGCCTAGCTATCTCTGGTACTACATTATTGATGTCATTCAACACTTTGTATGCGTCATCAGTAAGTATAGGCAATCCTTTATCTTTAAACTTACCTAAGCCTTCCAGTCTATCAAGAGCATTGGAACCAAACAAATTAGTTAACTTATCACCAGCATCTTTTGAATTGTTATACACTTGAGCATCTGGAAATTTTAAATAATCAACAGCAATTTTTTCTGCAGCTTTCCCAATCTTTTGATCAAGTATTCTTGATTCAGTTGTAGACTTAAGCGCTGCTATCTCTACATCTTTTGCCATCCTCTCTACGTCTAATGCTCCTTGAGGTAAAGACCCAAGAGTTCTTGCAGTAGTAAGATTAGCAGCAACAGAAGCATCAGCGTTGGCAAGATTAGTTGTCCTTGCAATTCTGCCATCAACAACTTCATTTCCATACCTAGGGAAATAGGTTGTGTTAACTGTAGTGCCATCTCCCAAGTGAACTAAACCATCTAGCTTAAATGTATCATCTCCACCAGCAAGAACCCTTTGCATGTCAGCCATACTCATGGCATTAAGCGAAGGCACATTGCTGCTTGGCCTAGTAATCATACCACCCATTTTTGAATAAGGGTTAGCACGATTAAAAATAGACTCAGCTTTAAACAGAAGTTCTTGGTTTGTCAGTGTTGCAAAATCAGGGTTAGATGCTTTGATAAAGCTAAGAGCATCGTTCATAGATGAAGCTGCAGCAGTATTCAACGAAAGCTTTGCAGGGTTTAGATTAAAATCTTTTATCATTTCGCCATTATCAACAGCCCATCTAGCTAGCTCTGGGTACTTGTTATCTTCGCCTAAGGCATTCCTTAAAAGATTCTTTTCAGCTCTTGCTCTTGAAGCATTTATCGCTGCATCTTCGCTTGCTTCTTTAAAAATAGCCTGACCTTCAGGTGACATTGCGTTGTTGTATCTACTGTCAAATGCAGCGTTGGCTGCTCTTCCAATAATACTTGCTCCTTCTCCAGCACCTTTAACCATATTGCCAACATAAGGCAGACCTTTAGCGTATTGATATGCACCACTAATTGCGTTGCCTAAACCTTCTGCTGCGTTAGCAACAGCCACACCTGCGTCACCAGTCAACGCAATTCTATCTTTCATAAACGGTATTTTAAAACCAAGAGGTCCACCTAAAGGTTGATTTAAAAACTGAGAAGCAATCTCTGATTCAGGAACACCTGTCTGCCTTAAGCTTGACAATATTTTTCCGTTGTCAAGCCACTGAAGTTCATCCATGTTTTTCAAACCTTGAGCTGCTTGAACAACATTTTTTGCAGGGTTATAACCATGTTTAGATAAAGCTGCACCAGCTTTGGTTAGTGCTGATCCACCAAGAGTAAGGTAAGTTGTTGGGTCTAGTATAACTTCTGTAGCTATCCCGCCCAATGTAGACATTACGCCTTCATCACCAAGCAGTTTTGATACACCATACTTTTTATTTAAGTCTTGACCTGAAACAATATTTTCTGGCTTACTCCATCCAAGCATATCAGAAAATGGGATAATAGATAAAGCTTCTTCAGGCTTGTCACCAAGCACACCTCTTACAGCTCTTGCTCCAGAATACTTATCTAAAGCATTTCCAAGCATAGATAAACCAGACATGCTAGCAGAACCAAGACTCTTTAAAGCAGAAGACTCTTCCTCTTGTGGAAGAAGAGTCTTGTAGTCAGGAGTCAAACCTTCCATGCGGTCACGCCGTTTTTTTTCTTCATCGTCATCAAAGAACGAGCCAGTAAATATACCCATGTTATTTAAGCCCTTTTATTTAAGATGGTGGCATAGGAGGCATCTCTTGTGGTGGCATCGGTGGCATGCCGGGGGGTGGCATTGGAGGTCCACCCATTGGTGGTTGAGGTGGGATTGGTGGAACCATCATGCTTGGGTCCATGCCCATTGGTGGCATACCTTGTGGCATCATCTGCTGTTGCATCATTTGCTGCTGCATTATTGGCCCAAGAAGCTCTTGGAGAAGCTGCATATTTCCAGCTTGACTTTCAGCTGCAGGTGATGTTCCCATCATGCCACTGCTATCTCCAGAAGAAGAATACATAGCTGACAGTAGCTGATCTATTGCTTCTTGTGGAAGGTTTAGTTGCTGAAGCATATCCATTGCTTCGCCAGTGTCATAACCACCAGTTGGCTGAGGTGGAGGCATCATGCTTGGGTCCATACCCATCATGCTTGGGTCCATAGGTGGCGCATCACCCATGTCCTGACCCATTGATTCAGGTGGCATACCTTGCATAGCATCCATGCCCATTTCCTGTTCTGGTCCTTGCGATTTATTAATCATATCCATGATGGCATTTGGATTCATTTGAGGCATTGACGAAGACTGTAACATAGAAACTCCTTGGTTAAGAAATAAAAAACCTATTGATTATACTTAAAGTTTTGCTGTAAAGCTGGCCCGCCCTTAAACAGTGGGTTTGGTCCACCCTTAAACGCCGGATTATTTGATGGTGGGGTATATGGCCGAACACCTTTTAATTTCTCAGGAGCCATATTGTTTATTTGCTGCTGATAATACCTGCCGTTAACTGGATCAGCAAGATATTTAACCATGTACCCTAAAGCTTCTAGGTTTTTATCTTTAAAAACATAGTCTCTTGAAGCTTGAAGTTTATCTAGTTCAAGTTTGTACGCTGGTATTCTTAAGGCAAGTTCCATTCCAACTGCACCCCTAACTGCATTACCAGTTGGATCTCTAGAAACTTCAGAATATAATTGATCAAGGTATCTTGTGAATGGAACAAGAGTTCTTTTGCTTGGGTTTTGAGAATCAGCAGGTACTTTAGAAGGCTCAGTTAAAGTTTGCATTATATCGTTATGAGCTTCAAGAACTTTTGCTGCCATAACTGCCTGACCAAACTCAGTTGATGTTGCATAGCCTTGAATATTCGCTTGGTATTTTGCAACAGCAGCACGATCATTAGGATCTGGCGGTGGTCCAAAAACTTGGGTATCAAGTTTGCTTTCTGTTTTATAAATATCTCTTTGAGTTTCATACTCTATATCTGAGTTAGCTCCAGACAATAATTTTGACACAATACTATTATCAATTTTTCCATCTAAAATCCTACTTATCTTAGGGTTAGACATTTCATTTACTTTCCTAGATTCGCCAACCCTTTCATCTCCTTGATTAAATAAGCCCTGCTTAATATTTATGTCGCTCAAACCTTCCCTTAAGTTTGCTTTAGTTGTATCAAACCTTTTAGAAAACTGTTGAATAGCAGGAGCAACTGCAGGATCTGATGCTTGAATAGCCAGCTTAGGGTACGAATTTCCAGCTTGAGTTAAGTCTTTAATCCATGTAGATCTTTTTGTTTCTGAGTCAGCAGACGACGGAAGCTCAATGTACCTTTGCTTGTATTTTGCCAGATCAGGGTCAAACTTTTCGTCAACCTGCTTTCTTATCTCATCTGATCTCTTTAATATAGTTTCAGCAATGCTTCTTTCCATATTACTTTTAAGGCTAGCTAAAGCCATTCGATTATCTGTAGACGATGTTCTTTGGGATTGGCCAGAAGAGGCACCTGATGTAGTTCCTGATGCACTCTTTGATCCTTCCTCAAGATTTTGACCTGTTCTTGTTTGGTTATTTGTTGCTAGATCTTTCTTTACATCATTTGGGCCAGCCCAAGAATCCCTTTCTGTAATTCCTTTTTCGTTTGAAGACGAGCTGCTTTTCCCAAAATTGCTAGCAAAATCAGAACGAGTTTGGTTGTCTCTTTTTGTATTAGATTCAGTAACAACATCAAAAATTCTTTCCAACGAAGCATTGTCTAGCCCGTTACGCAACGCCTGTGTTCTAAGCTGGCTTTTTAATAAGTCGCCTTTTGGTAAAAGCTTATCTAGTTCAGCCATTTTAAAACCAAAAACTTTACTGTAAGCTTTTTCTGCTGAATTTTTATCCACGATATCTGCAGCAAAAGGTATTGATTCAGGTACAAGCTCGCCTCTTGAGTTTCTACCTAGAAAAGTATTAGTAGCTTTCCTTTCTGAAGCGTCATCTGGGTTATCTTTTATAAGAGTTGTTATTGGTTTTGAAACTAAAGGTTTATCAGTTAAAGCAGTGCTAGTTTCAGGCAGATCGTTTGGAGATAAAGTTCCGTAGCTTTGTTCTAGAGCGTCACTTATTCCAGCAGCTGAACCACCAATAGCTGGTCCAGCTTTAGGTAAAACATCTTTGTTGTATATAGCTTGATTTATTTTTGACTCTAGATTTTTTTTATATTCAATTTCGCTTGCTATTTTTTGTTTTTGCTTCTGAGCATCTTCATATGCTTGTATTCTGTCAGCAGTAGCTCCTGCCTCATAACCAGTTTGAGTTTTGTAGAGCTCAACATCTCTTTTGTAATTTTCCTTATCAGTAATATCTTTTCTTAGTTGTGCATTAGGATCTGTTGCAGCTGGAATTGCTGGCGAAGTAGTAGGAGTTGGAGGTACTGATGCTTGCGCTAGATTGCTACTAGGAAAAGCTGCAGACTCAGGTAAAGCACGAATATCTCGGCTAACATTTGGCTCTATTTGTGGCTGGTAGTCTCCATATGCAGTCATAGAATTAGCTTTAGAAGCAGAATCGCTAGCAGTTAGAGAACCAGCAGCAGGGCTTTCTATTCTAGAATCTACAGAGGATGGATTAGATATTCCAAGGGAATCGTTTAAATTAAAACTTCTATTACGAAGAAGAGTAGGTATTGAAATATATGGTGAAGAGCTATCAGGAATTGTAAAAGATATAGCAGGATCACGCATAAGTTCTGAAGGAGGTCCTTGCATGGACGCAGGTCTATAGTCGTATGCTCCTATGTCTGTAGAAGCTAAAGGGTCAATTGATACATCAGGTTCATTTACAGTATCGTAAGCATCTTCTAATATGTCATACGAATAAGGATCTGTTAATGATTCAGACTGAAATTCTGTTAGCTCGTTTGCATAAGGATCTTCTGGTATAGCAGTAAGGTCATCAACAGGAGTTGGTGCAGGTGGCTCAAAAGAATTATCAACAATTACAATAGGATTTTCTTGCAGTACATTTTGGGCATAATTGTATTCGCCACTTTCATTACTTACAAACTCTTCTTGAGGAATAGACTGTTCTTGAGGAACAAACTCTTCTTCATAATTATATTCGCCATCATCGTAAGGCATGCCGTATTCATCATATCGTATAGTCATGTCAGCTCCTTATAAACCTTTACCAAGAAGACCAAGCAAAGAACTATTACCTTGCTGAGTGCTTGATTTTAAATCAGCTAAAGTTCCCTGCCTTTGTGCCAGCAAATTGTTTGAGTCTAGACCGTATTGCTGGTTATTTGTTTTAGTATCTGTGTAATTTTTTTGCGCCGTCCCTTCTGCCATTGTTCGAGATAAGCCAGCTTGCGAATCTAGCAAGCCAGAAAGCACCGGACTATCTGAACCATAACCTTGACTCTGGTATTTGTTGGCAAGCTTATCAGCTGATCGCTGTAGTAAACCTGAGTAAGTATTGTTAGCAACATTGCCCATGTTAGCTACTTGAGCACCACTATGCATTTGTTCTGCAAGACCAAGCGAGGTTCTGCTAACAGGCTTATCTCCACCTAACGCATTATACATACCATAATTTTTGCGTGATTCATTTATTGCTCCTAAAACTTTAGGGTTTAATTCATCGTACCTGTCCTGCTTAAACTGAGGGTTAAGCATACTGTCTCTAGCATTTATATTAGCAACAGCTGCTGATGAAGCTGACCTTATCGCTGATATTTGCGCTTGAGCTGCTGCTTGAAGTTCAGCTTGTTTAGCTGAAGATTCTGCTTTTATTTTTGCAATATTTTGAGCTTCTTGATAAGCTTTGTTCTGCTGTCCATAAGAAAAATCTCTAGCTTGCTGCTGATTATTAAGTGACCAATTTTCTTTATTAATTTGATAAGCTCTTGCAGCAGCAGCAGCTTTTTGTCGCTGCCAAGCATCCCTTGCAGCTTGATGTTGTGCGTTAAGGCTATCTCTTCTGTCACTAGCAAGACTCATAAAGCACTCCTTACATTAAGCCAGCTATTAAGCCAGTGTAATTATTAATAACATTTTGCCTTTGTTTTTCTGCACCTGCAGCACCTGCAACTTGTTCTTCAACAGCTTTCTGGCCAGCTAGATTGTATCCAGCGTTAGCTTGCTGCTGCGCTATCTTAGATCCACTAGACGCTAAAGCGTTTGCGTTAGCTTGCTGCATATCTGTAGTGCTATTTAGCGTATCAAGCAGCGGGCTTCTATAAGATATCCCTCTAGCTGTTAACCCTGTTGCATTATCTTTTCTTTCTGTTGCAGCTTTTACGCTACTCTGCGCTACAGCCCTGTTGGCTTGTATCTGCCTATCCGTATCTGACACTGCATCACCACCAAGGCCAAGCGAATCCCTAGTAATAGGGTTGTTTGCATAGTAGTCAGCTTGGCTTCGCATTGCTGGATCTTTGTTAGGATCATTAGCTGTAATATTGCCAAAGATATCCCTATATCTTCCCTTATCTAAATTAATTTTGTCAACATTAGCCTTTGACGCTATATTAGCTGCTTGAATTGCAGCTCGAGCAGCAGCTTTAGCAGAAGCTATCTGAGCAGCAGCAGCAACTTGAGCTTCGTATACAGCCATATCTGCCTGATACTTAGCCATCTCTTCATTGTAACCCATACTTTCTCCTTATAACCAAACAGGAAACAAAGCATACGCACTAAAAAACACAATCGCTTCTGCACCAACCGGAACCTTAAAGCTGTCGTTAGCATTTAAAACTTTAATATTTTTAAGCAACACTGATGATGTTGGGCTATAGATTACTTGAATATCAACCCTCCCCGGAATAGCATGATTGTAACCTTCGCTAGAAGTAACCGTACCATAAGCTACAGCAGCATCAATTTTAACATCTATTGAACCATTGCTTGCACCACCGCCACCACCACTTGCAATTGGAACTGTTCGCTTTACAATAAGTGGCGGAACCTCAGGGTAATTAGGGTCCGTTGGGTTTTTTAAACCTTGAAAATCTACCCTACTATTATCCTTATACAAACTTGCATTGTCTGGGTAAGAAGACTTTGTAGTTGTACTAACCTCAGCATACACCGGAGTAATTAATTTTGAGGCGGTTCCGTATGCACTTGACACTCCACTATTAGCCAACAAAGAGTATAGCTCCTGAGCTAACTCTGAAGGAGAAGACCATTCTTTTTTTACAATCCTTGAACTTGATGCTACAAGTTGCTCAAATGTTTGTGCCATTTTTTCACCTTATGGGTTATCAAATATTAACCCCTTACAAAGAATTATTCAATTGAATAATCTGTACAACCAAAACAAGAATGGATTCCATCTTTGTTCGGTCCTATTGTACACTCCCCATGAACCTCGCACTCATGTACAAATTTAAATGGGCAGTTGCAATCAGCTCTCTTCTTTACCTTGCCTCGATGAAAACAAGATGACTTAGGCTTGATGTCTTCACCAATAGCATCTTTTAAATCATCTGCGTTAGGGTGCTGCCTATCGTAAACCTCTTTCATGTGTGGGTAAAATGCGTATACTGCACATATTGGGCAAGAGTTAGGAATCATTGGTACATGCCTACAAGGAGTTGCCATCTATTCTCTGTACCTTCCGCCTATGTCTTGGGCATTCTCAGGCTGTTCAGTAAACTCATGCAGGATAAAAGCTGCAAGATCTTTTTTACTTGTAGCCATAATTGTTTTTTCAAATGTCGTTTTGTAGCAATTAAAAAAAACATTAGGTAAAGCTTTGGAAGATTCTTTCATTGCTAAACAATTACTACGCTGCAATTCGCTTGCACTGTCCGTACTGTCAATTTCATTTTTATCTTTAGAACTTTCTGGGTCACTTGGGAAATGATGGTAAACCACCTTGTTGTATCGGCTAGCGTATTTTTCTAGCAAAGATAAGTCTAACTCAACAGAAGATGCATCTATACTCCAGTCGTACTTGTCTCTTAAATCACCTTCTTCACCATACTTTTGTGTAAGTTTAAGGTAGTCTACACCAGCGTATGGGTGACACTTAATATGGAAATAAAAATACTTTCCCCCTTGAAAATCCTCTGGCTTAACAAAGAAATTGTACTCGCCGTCTTTACTATATTTTTCTTTTATCTTGGGCATACCTGAAGTCTTAGTATTCTTGACACTAGCTGCATACTCTTTGATGGTTTCGATTGACGCTATGTGATTAGTGTTAAGTATTTGAGCACCTGATCCGGGTGCTCCGTCAGCTTTAATATTAGTGCATCCTGCTGGTTCGATCATAGGAATGACGCAGTAATACTGTTCTCTTCCGTGAAATTCTCTCCCGTTCCAATATCCTTCTTCTAATTGAATGCAGCCTTTTTCAAGGTTATTTAAATCTTTGCTTCGTACTTTTTTCTTGTAACCTTTCGGGTATTCGATGCACTTGCCATGATTTAACATATAGCCATTCTCACCAACTTTATCTGGGTCGTGCTCCATAAGGTTATTGGGGTCATAAGTATACCTAGTGTCAGCATAAGCTGCAGGTATTTCAAAATAAGTGTAAGAAGGAACAGGCTCTTTGCTAGTCTTTTGCACATTACAAAAGTGCAAATTAAAATGAGTGTTTAGCAACCAAACATTGCCACTAAATGGCGCATAAGTATTAGAATAAGGGTCAGGACTTGCAACTTGAAATGCAAACTTGTCAGATCTAAGTACCCCATACGAAACATTCCTACCGTTGTACGCCACATAACTGTTTCCAAAAGAAGTTGGGTCAGGGTAAGCAGTTCTAGAATGCATACTTTCTTGAGTCCTAGATGTGTACGGGCAAAATGTTGTACGCTTACCAGTCAAAGTATCAGGAATACCAAAAACATAAGGCCATAGCGTTCCGTTTATCCACCACTCTTCGTCCTCTTTAACTTGAGGGGAAAAACCAAAATTAGTTATAGCTACTGCAACAGTAAGGATTGACTCACCAGTTGAAGCATCAGTATTTCTAGCTAAAGTGCAAGGAATTTTAACATGAGTCTGTTCTATACTTTTTTCCTGCCCATCTAAAAGTGACGGAGAAGCGCAAGCAGGGAAAAACCCTTCGCATGGAAAAGAACATATCTCTCGATCATAACCAGACTCATAATTTCTTATAACCACCGGAGCTATTGACGCAACATAGCTATGTATTCCGAACTCCCCAGTTATAGGCCACTCACAATTTATTTTGTCACGCCCTTCTGTAGAACCAATTAACTGCTCAGGCCTATTGTTCATAACCTCATATTTGTTTGGAGCGCAAAGCATTATGTCTAGCTTTTCATAGATCGCAATGCATTCTGCAGAAAGAAATCTGCTAAGAACTTTAGGATTTTCAAACGCTCTACTAGCAAGAACATTGTAAGGCTTAGTCAATGATCCATGTACGGCGCAGTGGTGTTTAGGTAGGTAATATATAGTAGGAGAGTCATCTAAATCTAATGGATAATAAAAAGCACCAGCAGAAGAAAATGTAGAACTTATAGGTTCATACGAATTATTGTTGAGTGAAGGGTCGTAAGGGTCTAGCCCTGACCCCACTGTAGCTGAACCTTTAAATGTTCCTTTGACACCAACCCTGTTTATATCTTCTAATCTTAAAGGCCTTCCATACCTAGGTGGAGTTTCAAATGTTTTGTTTTTGTTTTCGTTATTTAAAAAGTTTATTGTTATAGGTCCAGCTTGATATATTCCTTTGCCGGGAAATGTAGAATTAGAAATTACATAAAGTTCGGCACTAGATTGTGAAAGTAAAGCTTCATTTAAGCTAAAATTTTTGTCAGCAAGATATTCTTTTTTAACTGCAAATGTAAGATTCGCTAGATTCGCTTTACCTTTATAATCAAAGCTAAAACTTTTTGACCCAGTGTATATAAGAAAATCGGGCAAGTTATTTATTTCAACTTGAGCTGTAGATATTACTGGCCAACTTGCACAACCTTCGTACGATGTGTCTAGCTTAGAGTTAACGCAAATTTCATATTCTATAAATGCAGTTTGACTTAGATCGATATCTATTTCAGTTAGCGCATTTGAGCCCGATACTTTTCTAACGCTTAAATCTGTAAACAATGGGCTTTTGACAAACTTAAATGATTCAGAAGAAGCCCCAGTAATTCCTCCTTCAAACTTTACAGAGTAAGTGTTAGCTAAATTTCCAACATCATTTACAGCTGGTAAATACTTCCATGTATAACCAAGACCAAAGGTTACAATGCCTCCAGAAAAGTTTTTAGTGTACGAGCTAACTGGATCAGGAGAATCTGGAGTTATTAACCTTCCCCCTCCAGTCATAGAAATTGTACAAGAACCGTTGTAAGCAGTGTCTAACTGATTAAAATTATTTAAAGCTCTTATCTCCCAACCATAAAACATAGTTCCATCATTACTTGGGTCTGGAGTTGGGTAGCTATATTGGTAAGGAACTTTATGTAAGTTTCCTTCTGGTGCAGATGGGTCTATTATTATTGGCAGAACACCATAGGTGGCAATTTCCATGTGATCTGCTGCCATTACTACCCCTTGTTAGGATCTATTGGCGCATGAAATACACCATCAAGCCTTATGCCATAAATTAGTTCTTGGCTGTCGGTTGACAAGCCATCAACCTCAATCGATATATACTTTACACCATCTACAGAGCTTTCTCGGTGGGTGTCAAACCTTTGAGCAACAGACCCAAGATCGTGATAGAAATCACCTATCAAACTTTTGCCATCATCAGACACATAAAACTCTTGCTCAGTCTGTTTTCTATATGGCTTTTTGAAAATAAGAGTTTCGTTTAATCTGTCTCTATAAAACTTAACATTAAAAGGAGAAGTTATAGAAGTAGGTTGAAAATTAAACTCAATACTCCTGACGATATTTTTATCGTTGCCATCAATTCTAAAATTGCCAGTCCTAAAAACCCAAGGCATAGATCCGAGGGTATAAATAGATACATCTAACTTTTCAATCACTGGTCGATCAAAATAAATTCTAGAATTTTGTACCTTTTTTACTATTCTGTATATAGATTTTCCTGATGCAGTACGAAGACCAATAGGATTATTAACACACCCTATAGAACTAAAATTTACATTAGAATCTTCCAACCAAATAGTAGAGCTTGCCGTGATAGAACCTTTAACAATACTTGTAGAAGAATCTAGACCATCAAGATTACCAAATGGATACCTAAGTATCCTATTGTTATTAGTACCTAGAAAACAAGTGGAGGAAGATACATCAAAATCTTGACATGACGACATGATTGGGGTAGAAAATTCTTCGACCCACCAAGTATCAGTCTTATAGTTGTAACATAACGCATGCCTAGGGTATCTACCTGCACCCATTACAACAAACCACCTTATGGTACTCTTCGAAGAAATATGAACAGCATGAAAATAGTCAGAGTATTTCCAGTTTACAGAGTAGTATTTATTTGTTCCTTCAAAAATAGAATTTATTTGATAGCTTAGAGGTTCCTCCTTACCTTCTGAATAAGCATATACACCCAGACGATCAAGAGTTATAGCTGCAGAACCTTTTGATATAACACACTTTTGATTTACTGATCCTCTAGTGTAAGACGCTGGATAAATACTTCCGTCAGTGTCAGGAGAATTACCAAAAGTAAGCCTAAACAGTTTGTTCTTACAGAAAATTAAAAGAAATGTGTCAAGGTTTAATAGTCCAACAATCTCATCTTGCTCTTCTTGTAAAACTAAACCGCTTGTAGTTCTAATTTTTTTAGGTTGACCAACCTCAGAATAATATAATGCTTTCTTTTCAAGATATGGAGGGGAAATCGTATACGAAGTAAAAGGACTTGTCTTGCCAACAAAAGGTTCAACTAAAGTTATGACTTGATTTCCTTCATCTACACTAGCAACAACAGCAGGTTTTACAGAATCATTAGTAAAAAACCTACGCCCTGAAAATGTGCGCTTCCAATCAGTTCCAATTCCATACACAAGAGCGTTACCATTTTGTACTTTTGCAGAACCTGTTGAATACGAAACTGATCCAGCATAAAAAACCCTATCATTTACAGAAGCAGCGAAAGGTTTCCAGTTAGGTATCTCAGAAAACCCATTGGCTATTTGATTCATATCAGAATCATAAAGTGGTACATCTTCCTTGTCACTTAATTGCTCATCCGTAAGCGTTGAGAAAAATACTGTAGATTTTAAATCAGTTGTTTCGTAGTCAACAAAAAATACTTCAGACTGACCGTTAGTGTTTCTTAGGAGTTGTCGCTTGACAATCCTTGGGTCAGAAGGAACTTGAACATTTCTATATACAACTCTCTGAACACCAGCATACCAAGTACCACCACCCGTGTAATCTAAATCATCGTTAGATGAATCTACAAGAATAAAAAAATCTGCGTCTATAACATCAATAGTAAATGTGCCATTTGCACTTATTATGCCACCCATGCCAATTACAGTTACGGTTTGCCCAGTAGCAAGACCGTGAGCCGTGCTTTCTAGAACAACAGGAGTAGTTGATGAAGCATCAAGAATAGACCCTGACTTAGAGTTAATAGTAACAGGGGAACTTAGTGGGCTAAGGTTCGAAGCTGTCCCGTCAGCATCGATAAATCTAACATAGCAATAATATTTACCAGAAAGAGTCCCAACACCAGCACCTTCAAGCGTAGGTCGAAGAACAACTGATTCTACACTGGCAGTACCAGCTTGAGATTTTATACCATCCCAACATATAGCTTTATCTATTCCATTTAAAATGTATAGCTCACCAGTGCTAGCTTTTAAGAATGTATCTGGCATTTTACCTACCTATTCTTCCAACATAAAGGTAATAAACTTTAGAATAGCTGCTGCTTGGATCTCCGTCATCTACAGTAGTCATATAAAACAATGAACCAACTGTAACAGAACTGGCAAAAAAATCAGATCCAGCAACAGAAAAGGTGCTACCAGAATAACCTCTGGTTAAAATGCTTGGGCCAACTGAAAAAGCTGACCCTATAGCTATATTGTTTTCCATGCGTACCTTAAGTTAAACTTGTTTGATAGGTGATACTTATAGTTTGTCCAGTAATTAAGTTTTGATCACTAACAAAAGTTCCAGTAGCCCACAGTACACCAGCAGTAGAACTCTTAGCTGATGCACTAGCTAGAAACGCACCTTTAATTGACACCGATGTGCTTGCTGTAAAAACAATAGCTGCACTACTAGTCATAGTCGTAGTTCCAGCAGATGATACTGGAGCACCGGGATTCCATTGCCTTCTGGTTGCTTCAGTGTAATCTGTTGACTCTATCCAACCGCTATGAGTTGCAGCAGTATCTAGTGTAGACAAAGCACTAAATGATGTAGCAGAAATTAAACCTATAAACCAGCTAGGGCTTTGGGTACTAGCTGTAAATATATTGTTAAGACCAAGCGTTCTACCTTGGTCAGTAGTACCATTAGAAAAACTTTCTTCCCATGCAATAGAACCGTCAGGGTTTTTGCATACAGCTTTAAAAAGGCCTTTGCTAATACTTTTCATTTAATCTTCCTCGTATGATTGAACCAGAACTTAATTGCGAAACAACATAGTTTGCATTCTCAAACTTTACTGCAATCATTGACACAGGGCTACCATGATTATCGCCTGAATCATAGACATCAAAGTAAATAGGATATATATAAAAGTCTGGGTTTTTATCGTAGGCTATTATGGCTGTGTATTTACCTGAAGACACACCAGATTTAAGAAAATACTCAGCACCAAAATGAAATATATCTGAAACTCTACCAACCTTAGGCGCAGTAAATTGTTTTTCTAAAGCTCCGGTAGAATTAAAAAGTAATACTAATGGAGCATTGTCAGGAGCTATCTTTTCTCCTAACCTTGACAATGTATTTATATTAATAAATACTTCGTCGCCTCTTTGATAGTAACCTAAATAACTCATACCACTCCAAAAGTAAAGTTCGCCATTTTACTGTGACCACTGGTGGTGTAAGTTACGGCAAGATAATAAAACTTTCCAGCTTCGTAAAGATTTACAGAAGATACTGGTATAGTCGCTTTGTAAACGCCTTGAACTATTAAGGTTGAAGATCCTGAAGATCCAGCCATCACATCACCTAATGGTCCGTATACCGTATAAGTGGACGCTGTTGTTATAGGATCACCAAAATCCCCAACAACAGGGTACACAGCTGTAAATGTCGAATTATTATTTACGAATCCCATGAACATAATTTACTCCTCATCAAACACTACCTTCTTGTAACCGCTTCTAATTTCTAGTTGATTTCTTTTAATACAAATAACATTGTTCTGATTAACCATTGCTCCAGCAGGGATAAGGTCAGCGTTAGTTGAATCTATGATCCCTCTAAAATCCTCAATGATCGTCACATCTTTAGCTTGTTCAGCCAATGTTGCCTCCTAACGGGAATGAAGCAAGCCTAGGTCTAATATAAGTATCAGGACTTGCGCTTCTCCTTTGGATAACTTTGCTGTCAGCAGCTTGTGCTTGCTTAACAGATGCCATGTAAAGCTGGTAAAGATCTGGAGCATTAGCTTTGCTACGAAGCAAGCTAACTTGATACTCACAACCACGCAAAAACGGATCTAACATTACGCCTTGCTCAACATCAATAGGATCACTGATAGAATATTTTCTTGCAGTGAAGGTTGCGTATATAGGCTCGTCAACTATTATCTGGCTTGAGCTAACAACCCCTACAATCTGGCGTTCATACTCAGCTATGTTGTCACCGTCTAAACCAGTAGGAAAATCAGAGCTATCTGCACTTATCCTTATGATTGATCCAGTTAGGGAACTAGTAAAGGTTGCACCAGTAGCAGTAATAGTTGTAGTTGGCCCATTACTTGTGTTAGCAGCTACAGTGCCAGCAGTGTATAGTTCTACCGCTACTTGCCTAGCACCCTTTTGATATAAGAAATCAAACGATTTACTTGTCGAAGGGAACGGATAAACCCTAAAGCTTAACCTGCCTTGTAGTGTCGAATGGCCAGTAATGGTATACATGTAAGGATCACTAGAATAGTTGTTACCATTCTCGACATTACTTAACCACTCTCTTGGGTGAACATAGGACAGGTTAGTAAAGTTACTTTTGTTTAGGCCTTCGTCTGCCGAAATAAATTCAAGCGGAAGAAGATACTCATCACAAAAAATAACAAAGGTTGTACCTGCAGGAAGATCTTCTCTAGGGCTTTGCGCTGAGTCAAGCATAGCAATAGTGGATGACACAACAGAAGCTATCTTGTAGTTAGCGTCATTAATTCTAACAGTACCTTCAGATGCCCATGCTGGAAAAGTACCACCAGTTAATACAAGCATTCTCTCGTAAGCACCACCAGTGAAATCGTAAGATACTGTACCAGTAGAATACGATCCGTTTGTATTGATTCTTCCATGATTGTAATAATAGGACCACCTATGCATTCTTGGAAATGTTCGGAGCGTATTTTGTATAGCTCGCCTAGCTGTCCTCAACGCTTCAGCACCAACATCTGCACCCAAGAAGTCAAGCAGGTGATTGATTGCATCTTGATAAGTAAACGCTATACCACGAATAACAAACTGCTTCAATGGAGCTGAAGGTAGTGGCCTAGGATTGATGTTGATATTTGTCGTTGCCATTTTATACCACCGTAATAGTTGTAGGGTTGTTAGCCAAGTAAGCCTCGTCTAATACCCATAGATAGTATGAGCCAACATCAAGTAAAAATGTAGCCGTACCAAATGTATTGGTTCTACCGCTAGCGATTACATTGTCGCCAGCAAGATCAGTGGAAACCCAAACAGCAGCTGCTACCACAGGCACATTGCCAGCTGTGCTATTAACTTGAACGGTATGGCTCTTAGCTCCAGAACCAGTTAAAGCTACGAAAGGCAGGTCTAATCGCACAAGAACTTCTTCCTCTAAGGTTCCAGTAAAGCTTATACTTATAAGCACATACTGAGCACCTGACAGAAGGGCAGCATTAGGTATGTCTACCCGATACAAGCCACCAGCTAAAGACTGGTTAAGCTCAATAAAGCCACCGCTGACCCAAGATGCAGATGCAGAAGCAAGGCTTACTAAAGGAAAGCTTACCGGAGCTGCACCTTCACGGGTATAACTTGACACTACACCAGCAGAATTATAGGCTAAACCTTTCTTCGACTTCCCAGTAGTTCCACGAATCTTCATTACTAAAGATTTTGCGCTGGAGTTAGGGGTTATTCGGTACGCCATGTATTCAGCCTCATCACTTAAAATACTAACCAAGTTATCGGTATTTAAAAACGGAAAACTCATAGCCTATAGTAACCTCTTATTCTAATTTTTCCACAGCTTTATGTTGTTCTTGGGCTAAAAGTTTTGACTCTATTAAACCTAGCTCTATGACTTCCAAGAAAGAACCTATTGCTTTGGCTATGTCTCGCCAGTCAACAGGCTTCTCATCAACGAACCAATCAATTATCTTTACAGCTATCTCAATGTTAGGTACATCAAGAGAAGAGGTGCGGGGAACTAAGTTGTAGAATATTTTTGATATGAGCTTAATGGCTTTAATTTTATGGTCACTGCTTTGCAGCATATCTTCTTTGTAAAGATCTACTAAAAGCTTACAGTCATTCCTTGCTTGCCAAATCATGTGTAAGCCTTTTGTTTATTTTTTCCAAGAAAGCTTTAGTATCGTCAACAACCGTAGGGTTATACGCTTTCCAGTTTAACAAGTGGCCCCAAACATAATGGCAATTACCGGGACCTTCACAGAGAGTCATTAAGTTATCTTCAAGAAGCTCTCGATGCGGGTCAACATGGTAAGGTATTTTATGGTGGCACTCAAGATTTTTAGTACCACCACAAGCTGCACAAGTAGGGTTCTTTTTTATAAAAGAATCTCTTACTTTTCTCCAAGAGCTTGATCTTGGAGGCATCCCAAAGAACGGTTTGTTACTCCAGAACATTCTTTAAAATCCTCATTGCAATTGCAATAACAAGCCAATAAGGAACAAATGCTTTAAGACCTTCTTCATTGTTGCCTTGCATAGCAAGGACTGATTCTAATGTTAAAGCATCGTCTTCATCTGTCCTAGGCTCTGAGTTCTTTATAATTGGCCTTTGGTTTTGAACTACTTGATCAATGCCATATCCAGCTACATTCCATGCAGCTTGATAAACAAGCTTATTAGGTACATCTTTACCCCTAAGCTTATCGATTAAAGTTATTAAAGCATCTGTCGGTAGGCTATCAGGAAAATTAACCATTCTGTTTCTCCTTTTTAAATTTGTCGTCAAAAAGTTTATCGTTTATCTGTTGCACTTTTGAATCAATTGAACCTTGTACTGCTACAATTTTCCCGATCAGTTCTTGCAACTGATCAATGAAAGACATATGTTTATCTTTTAGCGGAACTACAACATGCATGCCTAACCATATTACTATCTTGTAGAACGCAAACCCCATACCTATCATTACGGAAACAGGTATACCAAGCTTGTCTATAAGGACAACCCATTCTGATGACATACGAACCTCCTAGGGGCTGCGTAAGTTGTAACAAAATGGGCATAAATACACAATAGAATTACATTCTCCAACTAACACTTTGCGTTGGGAACCCGTTAAACTGGGAAAAAGCAAAACACTCATCCCTGCAGATCCAATCCATATCAGCCTCAGTAATCCAAAAACCACCAGCTGGCTCATCGTAGTTACCACATGGCTCACCATGGACAGAAGTTCCCCAACTATTCAACACATAGAATATCCAGCCAAACTCAGGGTGATTTAACACCCCAATTACGCACATCTGGTGACCCCATGAGTCGGTCCTTTTAGCCAGCCTTACTGCTGGAGTACCAACAGCTTTTACTACTAAAGGGCTAGTGCCAAACATACTGGCAATAGTCAATGGGTAGTAGTTAAGCAAAGCCTCTCTAGCATCTTTGCCACTTTTGATCTGCGCCGTGCTCTTAACTAAGTGCTTCCTGCTTATGGAAAGCCATTTATCTTTAATAGCTCCACCATCAGACCATTCCATTTCAGCCTTGGAACCCCAAGTAAGACCACCAGAAGAGGTTGGCTGAGGTAAACCTTCAAGGTCTGATTCCATTGTGCCATCTACTCGCATAGCTTCAGCTGCAGCAGACCCAAAAGAGCCCTCACCCCTGCCATGCATCCCGGCAATATACCTAGACCTTCCATATGGCAGTAGCCAGAAAGGAAGCTTTACTAATTCTGCGTCACCAAGCCTGATTGACTCAACAGCTTGAAGATACCACATAGCCTGACCAATACCGTTCCCAACGCAGCTGCCAGTTTGTTGGTAAAAAGCCTCGAAATGCTTGCCGTTGTTAGCCTTCTTGGAGAAGTCCCAAAGAAACGCCCTGTCCTTTGATTCGTCAGTCTCCCCAACCAGCTTAAATTCAACAAAATTTTCTTTGGCAAGAGTGTCAGTTTTTTTCTGATCATCGCTCATGTCAGCAGGTGCGATCCTCCCAAAATTCCAGCTAGCTTTTTCTTGTCCTAGGTATGGAACCTTGCCACCAACTGAACGGAAAAAAGATTCATCGCTCATGTAAGCCTCACTTTGAGAGTTTAGTAAGAGTATCTGCAATCATTTTAAATTCACTAGCAAACAAGTCACGATCACTTTTGTTTATCATTTTCTCAGTAGATGTTGGAGCTAAACTATTGAGGTATGATCCAATAAAATCTCTAACCTCAACAACCTCTTCAGCTGCCAAAGTAGACAGTGATACCTTTATGCCGTATTCGTACAATTCTTTGATTGTCTGGTACTTCTCGTCTTGTGATGCAGAAGAAAGTTTTGAGTACACCGAAGACAATGACCTAAGAGAGTCGTTTTTCTTAGGATTTTGATTTGCATCTATAAGAGACTTTAGCTTTGATTCAAACACTGAGGCAGGATCTACTGGAGTAGGTGGAACAGGTGGCGGTTGAGCGCCAGCAACCGTAACCAAGCAAAGCTGCGGGTCAGTAGGAATATCGTTCATCGAAGTGTAAACAAAAATACGGTAATTACCGGGATTTGTAGCGCAGAATATAGCCCACAACCCAGTGTCTGACACAACAAGGTCGTTTTCATCTGAGGCTGAGAACCATTTGACCATCTTGCCATTAGTTTGAACAGTTAGCTTTACAAGCCTTCCAGCTTTAGCTTCAACTTTTTCAGCTATCTTTATGTATGGCTCGTTTTTTTTAGGCTCTTGTGCGTCTAATGAATAGCAAGACAAAAGGATAACTAAAGCTGTAAATATTCTGATCATTAAAATGCCTCCATATGTATGTAACAAAGACGGGCTGTGGTGTTACTAATTGACTCGGTAAAATCAATGTCTTTTTAAGAGTCGCAACAAGCTTCTCCGTATGACCAGCCCGTCAATTTAACCTAGGTGTATCTCCGCACCTAGATTGATTCAACTTCTTCTATGGTTGTTGCTGCTTCTACATCTCTTCGTTTTGCTGCAAAGTTTTCTGACATCTGCGATCTTGATGCACCATATCTTAGTAGCAAAAGAGTCATTTCATCTATAGTTGAAAAATTAACTACAGAATTATTCATGGCTATAATTGACGGAATAGGAAGACCCATTGCTGCTGCTTCTTTAGCCAAAGAAAATACCCCTACTAATAAGGCCACATCAGAAGAAGCAATACCTAAGTTAAAACCTTGGCCAGAATCCCAACCAGATTTTTCTAAAGCAGTCCATTGGCTATTTATTAATTGTAGCTTTGTTGCTTTTGCTTGTGACAACGGATCTGGTGCAGCATTTGGAATATAATCCCATGCTTTTGCTACTAGTGATTTTATAAATATTCCGTCATCCGATGATAATTCTATTGGAATATTAACATTTCTTGTAACGCCTTCGCTATTAGTTTTTGTTAAGGATACGTTGTAAACATCCTCTAAAATATTAAGAGCTACATTTACTTTTTGAGTTAAAATTATACTTAAGCTTTCCATACTAATTCCCCTATGTTTTTATAATGTAGTTCAACCCAATTGAAGGCTGCATATTATTATGGGCAGAGCCAGATCCTGAGTTTCCAATACTAACATTAGCTGTTCCATTATTAACTGTCACACTATGAGTATGGGTTTGTGTTTCACCTTGCATAACTTGGTTAAAATTATACGCTTGCCAGCTTGTTCCACCAGATAAAACCGCCCCTCCACCAGTGTTAACAAAAAACAAGGCAAGATTGTTTGAAGCGTGGTTGTGATTAGCAGTTTGTGTACCCACGGATGTTGTATGGGCATGACCAGAATCTGTTGCTGTATGGTTATGCTGTGGCATTTCAGCCGTTGACAACGCAACTGTTTCTGCACCAACTGTACCCCCAAGAGTTCTATTTGAAAGACCAGAGGCTTGACCCACACCAATAGGAACCCTTGATCTTAAATCGGGCAAGTTAAATGTTGTACTTCCATCGCCTTGCCCATAGGGGCTAGAAGTCGTTCCTAATGCTGTCCATAACGCACTATAGGTAGTTCGTGAAACCGCATTCCCGTTAGCCAATAACCATCCAGTAGGTGCTGTAGTTGTAACGGTTCCAGCACTTACCGTTTGAGTAATTGCACCTGCATACATTTGCATAGAACCAGAAGGAATTGAAGATCCTGCGGAAACTGTACCCCATGAAGTATCTGTGCCATTGGTTGTAAGGTATTTACCGCTGTTTCCTGTTTGACTTGGTAGCAAAGCATTTACAGAGGCATTAGCTGTAGTTTGACCTGTGCCCCCTTTTGCAATTGATACGGTTGCTAGGGTGGTTGTAATCGCTGTAGAACCGCTACCAGTAACATCGCCACTTAATGTAATAGTTTGGTTTGCAGTTAAATAAGTTGATGTGTCTAATGACCAAGTGTTTGCTGATGTTTTTTTTAATATTCCTGTTGTGCCTGTTATGGCTGCAATTGCATCTAAGTCACCATCCCATGCTTGTACATTCGTGCCAATTACTAACCCTAGTGAAGTTCTTGCTGTTGCTGCTATAAGATTGGTAGCACCTCCGTTCCATTGTTGAGTTTGGGTATATGCAGTATCCCATTGAGTTTGTTTTGCAATTGTTGGAATTGCATAAGAAGCATTTAAAGAAAACACTCCTGTTGAAGAAGTATAAGTTAGCCCTGTTGCAGATGAAGATATAGATGCTCTTGCTAAAGCATCAGCATAAAATTTATTGGTTGTTCCTTGTGTTATGTTATCTGTAGTTCCTACATGGTCTGAAAATGCCAATGATGCAACTAAAACCGAACTTAAACCATCAGCCGAACCTATCCAAATTTTTGCAGGGCTTGCTGCATTGATTGCAAGCTCAGAAGCTAAAAGTCCAGAAGGAACTGCTGCTGCTGTATATGATCTTTTCGGTCGAATGGTGTTTGCCATCGCTAAAAAGTGCCTCCATCTATAGATGACGGCAGATCATTAAGCTCACTCATTAAAACTGGAGTTCCGCTTGCGTCAGCCACCCATATTTTTTTATCAGGAATATTAACCGCCAGCTCATACGGTTGAAGACTAGATGGTACAGCTGTAGCAGTTGTACTCCTTTTTGGTCTAATAATATTTGCTGGAGTTGGGCTAGGTGAAGGGGTAGTAAAAGTATACAAGCTATTAGCTGTATTAGTACCCCCTGCTGTTGTAACCAAAACACTTTTTGCCCCTGCTGTGCCCGCAGGAGTTGTTGCAGTAATACTTGTTGAGCTAACAACTGTTACTCCTGTCGCTGCTGTGCCTCCAATGGTAACAGCGGTTGCACCTGTTAAACCTGTTCCGGTAATCGTAACACTTGTGCCACCTGCTGTAGTGCCTGTTGATGGCGAAATTGCTGTAACTGTTGGAGTAGGTGTTGCTCCACACGCACCCGCTGTAACTGTTGGTGCTGTTCCAGTACCACCATAAGCAACAGACCACGGACCAGTTAAAGAATCGGCAGTATAATAATCCGAATACCCCTCTGATATCGTGTACCTCGACTGCATATTGTTGTAGCCGATTTGGATTGTACCCCCAACTTTTTCCCAATATCCAGAACTAAAATACATGGTGGTTGGAGAAGACCCAGAAATATAACTGTAGGTTCCATTTACCGCTGCGTTGTCTGCTCCTGCCACACAATAAGGATCTACTAAACAGGCTCCCTCTGTTAGCGTTGGTGCTGGTGATGTGCCGTTTCCTGAAACAGTCCATCCAGTCAGAGGTGGTGTAGCACTCGAACTGCTTGTAGTATACCCTTCCGTACTGCCGTTAATAAAATACCAGAGTTCATCACCATTATAAACAATCTTTATTGTAGGTGTCCCTACTTTTCTGTATTCAGATGATGAAAAAGGATCGTATGTTCCATTGTATGCCGTTGTTCCAGCACCCGAAACGCAATAACTTGGCATCAGAAACTCCCTCCGTCTATATCCACACCACTTAAAGCGGTAGCAGAAAGGACTGTTGTTCCATTAATTTTAAACGCTTTTCCAGTAGCTAGGTTAACATGTTCAGAAAAATCCCATGAAGAAGTTCCAGTAGTGTAAAGAATAGTATGGTCAGTAAGACCATGCAAAGTCACACCGCCACCCGTTGCTGCTGCTTCAGTAGTAGAGCCATAAGCAAGCTCAATGTTCTTATCTGCCACAACAAGTGTGGTTGAGTTAACTGTAGTTGTAGTGCCAGAAACTGTTAAATCCCCAGTTACGGTTAAAGCTCCTGAAACTGTACCGCCAGCTAAAGGCAAGTATGATAACGATGGAATGTCCGTAGACACTAAAGCACGGAATGTTGGATTTGCAGGAGATCCTGTTGTTGGTCCAGCCCAAACATAGTTTGCTGTTTGAGTTGTCAAAGTCACAGCTAATGTGCCAGTTGAAGTAATTGGCGAACCAGAAACAGACATAATGTTAGGGACAGTCATGCCTATAGAAATTACTGTGCCGGGGTTAGGGGTAACATACTCAACATCTGTAGCACCAGCGTTTACAAGCATAACTTTACCAGCATTACCAGCAAATGATGGAAGAAGATTTGCTCTTGCTGTAGCTGCAGTTGACGCTCCAGTACCGCCGTCAGCTATTGCTAAATCTGTTATGCCAGTTACTGAACCACCAGTAATAGTAATGTTGGAGAATGTCTTAGCACCAGATACAGTCTGGGTTGTAGTAGTTGTTAAAAAAGAACCTGTTCCAGCAATAGGAACAACAGTAGAAGACACTCCTGTTCCAGTATCTCCAAACCCATAATATAAAATATTGTCTACTTCCGAATATGCAAGCTCGGCAGGAGCTAAAGTTGACGGAGCACCTGCTGCACCTGCAGAAGCCCTTCTTTTAATTCTCAATACAGTTGCCATGTTTACTCCTTTTTAAAAATTACCGCCATCTAAAGCAGATGAATTTACCCACTTAGAAGCAGCAGTGTTGTACTGAAGAAAATTATCGTTTGCTAGGCTTGTTAGTTGAACATCAGTAAGTGACGAAATAGACGCAGCTCCAACATCTACAACGACCCCAGATTGATTTTTTGTATAGACCCTTGAATCTGTCGAGTTTACACCTAATTCGCCTATACCTAGCTGTGACGCTGTAGGTACATAACCTGCACCAGTAAACTTTTTAATTGATATTTTAGGCTGATGAATCAGGTTCATTTTTTATACCATGGTCCAAAAAACTTTCATCCCTGAGAAGGTCGAGTTTACATAGACCTTAGAGACATCGTCAATCGGAATCGTCATGCTCTCGCCAGCGTACAGCTCAAATCCATCTGTAGCAGAAGTCGTTCCGGGAGTTACTGTAGAAGGACCAATATAAACATTCTCTGAATTAGCATTGGCACTTTTAACAATAATTCCCCTAGTTGTAGGAGTCGAGCTAGCAACCAAAGCTACAGCGGTATTAGCTGTTGTAGATTTACTACCAGTCACAACTGCTGACGATACAGATTTAACGAGATTAATCGGAAGCCCGGTATCAAGGCTGACTAAAGTTATAGATCCGTCTGGACCATAAGCAATTTTGTCAACTACATACTTGACTCCACCAACTTCGTCTGCGCCTATCGTATCCCCGCCTTCGCCGGGATTGAGGATAACATTATCTGCCATTTTTGACAACCTTCTTTAATGAGGATCTTGTCTTGTGAATAAGATCTACTTTTTCTTTCTTAGAAAGAACTTGGCTACCCATGCGTTTTTCGGCATTTTCAAGCACGATGTCATCTGCAACATCTTTATTAAATCTTTCGGAAACTTTCTTAACTTTCCTAGAGATAGCTCCTTCAGCACCCCAACCGTTCTCATCAATAACCTTGGCTGCATGCGCTCTGTCTGACACCCAAGCTTTAGGGTCGCCGGGAAAGTTTGCAAGGCTGCTTAGGTATATTTTTCCTTTGGTGCTTATTCCAGCTTTCTTTGCATAGGACTGATAGTAATCGCCCATGTTTGGAGCACCTTCAAATTGATTGCCGTTGCAATGGCCATGAAGGAACTCTCTGTCCGTGCTTGCTCCGGGAGGAGTCCGTGAAGCAAGCATGTCAGCAAGTTTAGGAGAAACACCAGAGGAAATCATTTCGTCATAAAAACTTAGGCTCATCTTTATCTCCGTTGAATGTTAAACAAGTCCTTTATCACTGCCACCAACATTTCCACCGCTAAAAGGTTTTCCGGGTGCTGCATCAGCAGGGCTAGTAGCGTCTTTTTTAAATTGTCTTCCGGGTCCACCAAGAATAGTTTTGTATCCATCACTCCAAGTTGTAACCCAGTTTCCAATTGTAGGATCATAATCAGTATGTAAAGGCTCTGGGCTAACACCATCAACTGGATCTAAATAGCCATTTGCTAATGCTTCTTCTTTAGTCATAGGAGAATCAGTTGGTACTTCTGGTCCGGGTATTTCAGTTCCACCACCACCAGCTGGACCTTCTCCTACAAATTGGTTAAGAGGAGCCCCATCACCACTACCAGCAGGACTATTACTAACTGCACCAAATTTACCAGAAGGGCTGGATGGA